TGATATTTATTTGTTTTTATTAACAATATTGTTTATATTTAAGCATTAATAACAATAAAACAAAACAATGGAAAGATTTAATAAATACGAGTTTATAAGCGAATTAAAAGATTCAATAGGAGAATTTATAGATAAAACAACTTTTGAAAATAATGAAGATATAAATGAAGAAATAAATGAATTCATACATGATTACATTAACAATAAAACTATATACTATGTAGATTGTTGGTCTATATGTTTTACATTAGGCTGTTCTGATTTTGAAATAGAACAAACAGGAGCTAAAGCTAAAAATATAAATGAATTAGCTTATTGGTCTTTATGGAGTGTAGTTGAGGAAAGCATTGATTATCATTTAGAATCTAAACTATTAAATGAAGAATTATGAAAGATAAAAAATATGAAGCATCAATGATAGTATCTGCAATTAGCTTTATTGGTATAATTGCAGTACTTTTATTATGTGGATAGGAAATTAATGAAAAAAATAAGTTGGTGTTTAAAAAATTATATATTCATTTATCCAAACCCAATTAATAATTCTAGAAAAGCCAGAGTTAATATTTATATTAATTCATCAGGCAAAATAAAAAAAGGAAAAGAAATATATACTCAAAATAAAGTTCATGAAAAGATATATGAGTTGTATGAACATATTTACGATAAGTTAAATTAGTTTTTAATTTTAGGTTGAAAAAGGAGGTTAGTTATACATTAACCTCTTTTTTTGGTTATATAATAAAGACTATTCATGATTTCAGTTCCAATTTCATTAAAATATATTAAGCTAGGCAACTATCAAAAGTTTCTACAAATAGAAAACCCTAGTACAGAAGATCTAATTAAATGCTTATTAGAAGTATCTTCTCCTGATCTAGCTAGAATGAAAGCAACAGATGTTGATCATATAGCAGCAGAATTAAATGAGCTGTTTGAAGTAGATCATCAATTCGTTAATCAATTTGAATTATATGGAAAGCGTTTTGGATTTATTCCAAAGCTAGATGATATTACTTATGGAGAGAATAAAGATATAACAAACTACATAAACGATTGGGGGAACATGCATAAGGCTATGGCTGTATTGTTTAGACCAATAGAAAAAAAATTATCCAATCAATATATTATAGAAGATTACGAAGGAAGTCATGTTTATAGCGATGTAATGAAAGACATGCCATTAAGCGTAGCATTAGGATCAATGGTTTTTTTTTACAATTTAACGAACGAATTACTGAATTATATCCCGAATTATTTACAGAAACAGATCAGCAAGGAACAGATGATAGAAGCGGATTTGCAAGGAAATGGGGAGGTTATTCTGAACTCTATACGCTTGCTCAAGGAGACATTACAAGGTTTGATACCATCACAAAATATAAACTACACCAATGCTTAATGTATTTGGCATTTGAAAAAGAAAAAATAGAATTAGAAGAAAGAATGATAAAACGTAAATTTAAATAATATGCAAGGATTTTATAACCTATCCAACAAAATAAGAGAAACATTACAATTAGATGAATTTGTTAATACAGTAACTTATGGAGATCTAATGGAAGTTGATTTAAATAAACAAACAATATTTCCTTTATCTCATTTTATGATTTCAGGAGCTACAATGCAAAGCAATGTTTGGAATTTCAGCGTTTCATTATTATGCATGGATATAGTAAATGAAAGCAAGAATTATGCAGATGGCATTCCTGGAGAATTTAGAGGAAACAATAATGAGCAAGATGTATTTAATACTCAACTAGCTGTAGCAAATAGATTATTAGAATTATTATTAAGAGGAGATTTATATGTAGATAAATATCAATTAGATGGAGATCCAACATTAGAGCCTTTTGTTGATAGATTTGAAAACAAACTAGCTGGATGGACTGTTACTTTTAATGTGTTAATTCCTAACGACATGACTATATGCTAAAAGAATTAAAAGCTGAAATGCAAAAGATTGGTCATCAGGTTGTTAATGGAGCTGTTAGGCAGTTGCAAAGCGGTAATCATATGGCAAGCGGTAGTTTAGCTGAAAACATAACTTACAGAGTTGAAGAAAATAGAGATGGTTATGATTTAGAATTTTGGATGGAAGAATACGGAATGTTTTTAGATGCTGGAGTATATGGATCAAATCCAATGAAAGCAAGAGCAAAGAATCCAAAACAAAAAGGAAAGAAAACAAACTCTGTATTTACAGGAAAAGATGGATTAGCAGCAAAGTTTTCTTATAAGAATAAAAGACCGCCAATGGAAAGTTTAAAAGGATGGGCAAAGAAAAAGAATATTAGGTTTAGAGATAAAAAAGGAAGATATGCTAAAGGCGGTTATACAACTATCGCTTATTGGTTGCAAGACAGAATCTTCTATCAAGGTATTGCTCCAACATTATTTTTTACTAAACCTTTTTTAAAAGCATTCAATGAATTAGATAAAGAAATAGTAAAACAATTTGATTTATATATTAATACAACATTAGAAGAAGATTCAAAATGGGGAAGCTATTCAGCAATAAAATAAAACAAAATCAACAATGGCAAAAATTAACGTAAGAAGTCCATACTTCGTAAACATATCAACAAATAATTTAATAAGCGCAACGCTTGAAATAAGAATATATTTAGGAGCAGCAGAAACAACTTGGCAAGGAAGCCCTCAATATACATTAAACTCAACAGCTATAAATAATAAAGTTAATTTTGAAATATCAGAGTTAATAAAGGACTATATCCCAGCAGCATTCAATGGAGTATATCCAAATAAACAGTTGTCTGAAGATGATTATACTACAATGTATGTTGATTATCAAATTACATCAGTTATAACAGGAGGTAATACGCAATCTCTATCTTTAGGAAATAGAGCCTTTTATGGTTATGGTTATTTTGAAGATGGAGTTAATCCTCAATTATTGCAAGGTTATTTACAATCAAATAAAACAATATTAAAGCTACATGATGCTCCTATAAGAATACCAGTAGATAATGAAAACACTAATTCTGTTGTATTTCTATATCAAGGGCAACAAGTATATTCATGGGTTCAAGATACTAATCTTAAAATACAAGATCAGATTGTTTATGTAAGTAATGGAGTTAATGGAGCAGATAGCTTTGAAGAAAGAGTAGAACTAGATGGAGGTACATTTGAAAATAATGCTTGTATTGATCAATTTGAAGATGATTTTGAGTTATTTCCAGTTGATGAAGTTTATGTTAGCGGAGTTGAAGGATTGACTGTAATTAAAATAGATAATATAGATGAATGCAAATACACTCCTTACAAGCTAACATTTATAAATAAGTTTGGAGCATATCAAGACATATGGATGTTTAAGAATTCTAAACTTGCAATGAATACAAATGAAGAAAAATATAAATCCAATATTTTAACTAATGGAACATATCAAACGTATGATCCTCAAATTAAGTTGCTAACTAAAAATGGAAATCAAACATTAACTCTCAATAGTGGTTATTATCCTGAAAACAATAATGAAGTATTTAAGCAATTATTTTTAAGCGAAAAAGTATGGATAGAATATAAAGAGAAAACATTAGGAGTAAACATAGAAAATAAAAATATAAACTATAAAACAAGCGTTACAGATAGTTTAATCAATTATACTATAGATTTTAGTTTTGCTTTTGATACAATAAACAATATAAGATAGATGCAAGTAGTAGAATTATATATAAGTAATACTAGAGTTGATTTATTTAAAGATGAAAGTGTTACAATCACAGATACAATAGTAAATGCTAAAGATATTGCTAAAGTTTTTACAGCCTTTAGCCAACAATTTAGTTTACCAGCTTCTTCAACTAATAATAAGATATTCAAACATTATTATAATTATGATATTACTGGAGGATTTGATGCAAGAATTAGAGTATCTGCTATATTAAAATTAAATGGTGTTGATTTTAAAATTGGAAAAGTAAAACTGAATTCTGTTCCAATGCGAGATAATAAAGCATATTCTTACAAAGTTGTTTTTTATGGAGATACTGTAACTTTAAATGATGTATTAGGAGAAGATAAATTAAATGACTTATCCTTTGCAGATAAAACATCTGGAACTACAACTGATTATAATGATTCAGAATTGATAGATTCTACTCAAACTTTTACAACTTTAGTTTCTCCTGGAGATAGGGTAACAAATACTACAACTAATGTAGAAACAATAATAACTCTAGTAGATAATAATGATACATTAACTTTAAAAGATGATATATTCACAGCATCAGGTCAAGGATATATAATAAGAATAAGCCCTTTTTATGATGTTGATAGTATATATTATAAAATGCAATTAAATACAGTTAATACAGAGCAAAACAGTATTGTAGCTCCTTTAATAACTCATACAAAAAGATTATTTTATGATTCTGTTGATCACACCAATGGAGATGGAAATTTATATTATCACACAGGAGGTGGAACAAATGATCACGGGGTATTATATAGCGATTTAAAATATGCAATTAGAATAAACGAAATAATTAAAGCTATTGAAAACACATACACAATAGCAAATGATTATAATTCTAATATAGTTTTTTCTAATGATTTTTTTAATTTTTCAAATAAAGCATATTCTAATTTATTTATGTGGTTGCATAGAAAATCTGGAGATGTAGATACTTTAAGCCAGCTAACATCATATCCTTTAGATGTTGATTGGGGGCAACAAGGAGGAGGAGAATGGGCTGGATTTAACAATACTAGTTTAATTATTACTCAAGCATTTGATGAAGCTTCAAATCAGACTTTTTCTTGGACTATTGATCCTGTAAACAATGCAACTCTTTATGATGTATCTATTACAAAAGATGGAATTGTAGTTTTTACTATTTCTCAAACTTCAAATACTTTAACAATAACAGCAGATGATTTAGGTGGAATTGGAAATTTAGCTGCAACTTATGTAACAACTATAACTTCAACAGTTCAAATAGATTTTACTAATGTAACTATTAACACATTTGCAACTAATGAAGATTATCCAGCTCCAACTGGAAAATCAGAACAATTAACATCAGGAGCTTTTACATTATATACTAAATTAATATTTGAAATATCAGCTCAAATACCTGATATAAAAATAATAGATTTTTTAACAGGTCTTTTCAAGATGTATAATTTGGTAGCTTATGTAAAAACAGATGGAACTATATATGTAGATACTTTAGATAATTTTTATGCCACTTCAACTACTTATGACATAACTAAATATATAGATGTATCAAAAAGCTCTGTTGATGTTGCGCTTCCTTATAAAGAAATATTATTTACATATAAAGGCATTAAAAGTTTTTTAGCAGATAAATACACAAAATTATTTAATTCAACATGGGGAGCAGAAAAATACAATGATAATAACAGAAATTTAGATGGTGGTATTTATAAAGTAATAGCTCCATTTGAGCATATGATGTTCGAAAGATTAATTAATCAAAATGATGGAACGCAAACTAATATAGTTTGGGGCTATTCTGTTAATGAAAATCAAGAACCATACATTGGATCTCCAGTTTTATTTTATCCAAACATTAGAAGCGGACAAGGTAATATATCTTATAGATCATCAGGTAGTTTTCCTCATACCTCAATGTCAGTTTTTAGCGTTCCAATGAATAGCGTTTATTCTAGTTCATCAACAAGCACAGCTAATAGTAATTTTGGAGTAATGACAAATGAATATACAGGAGATACAACCTTTACTGGTTCTTTATATGCTAATTACTATAATAACTATATTCAAAACATATTTAAAGAAAATTCTAGGATAGTCAAGTTTACAGCTTTTTTACCATTGAGCATCATTTTAAATTATTCTCTTGCTGATATCTTTATAATTAACGGAAAGCAATTTAGAATAAATAGTTTAAATATCAACCTGACTAATAATAAAAGTCAAATAGAACTTATTACAATATGATTATTTTAAAATTATTAAATATAGATCAGTTTTACGGAGTAAGCGAAACGATTGAAATAGCTAAAGGAAAGAATAAATTACCTCAATCATTAAAAGAAGGTTTTGAACAAATAAAAAGAAAAACAAAATGGCAATAAAAAAAGTATTTGTTGTAAGCGCAGAAACTAAAAAGGCGCAGAAGGACGTAGAGGATTTAACTCAACAATTAGAGATTCAGGATAAAGTTATTAATGATTTAAATAATGATTTATCTAGGCAACAAAAAATGCTAGAAAATACTTCTAAAGCAAACCTGTCTGCTAGAAAAAAAATTAATGATGAAATTAAAAAGACTAAAACAGAATTAGCTGGAGAGAAAAGAGCAAGAGTTGATTTAAACAATCAAAGAAAAAAAGCTAATAAAGATTTAAAAGAAACTGTAAAAAATCAAAAAGATTTAACTGGAGTTTTAGGTTTTGTAGATAAAGCAACTGGCGGAGCATTATCAGCAATGCAAAATTTTGTCGGTAGTATAACAAGCGCAACCAGAGGAATGAAGCTATTAAGAGTGGCTTGGATTGCAACAGGTATTGGAGCATTTGTTGTAGCTGTTACTTCTTTAGCTGCTGCATTCACTCAAAGTGAAGAAGGTCAAGAAAAACTACAAAGAGGATTAGCTGTATTAGGAGCAATTACTAAACAAATAATGGATTCATTTGCTGATTTAGGAGAAGCTATAATTGATGCTGTATCTAATCCAATGGATTCTATTAAAAGTCTTGGTAAAGGCTTGTTAAAATTTGTTACAAACCCTTTTAAGACTGTTAAGGATGCAGTAATAGGAGCTAAAAATTCAGTTAAAGAATTTGTTGATGAAACTGTAAAAGAAGTTAAAGCAATTGATCAAGTTACAAAAGCAAGACAAAAAGCACATCATATAGAAAGAAGTCTTTTAACTGAAAGAGCTGAAGCTAACAGAGAAATAAATGACATTAGATTAGAAGCAGAAAAAAGAGATCAATATAATGCAACGGAAAGAGTAGCCTTGTTAAAAAAGGCTCAAGCTATTGAGGAAGAAATAACTCAAAAAGAAATCAATGCTAAAAAGCTTTTAATACAAGCTCAAGAGCTAGAAATGGCTCAAGGTAAAAATACTATTGAGGATAAAGATAAACTTGCCAAGTTACAAGCTGAATTAATTAATCTTGATACTAAAAAATTAAGAAGCCAAAGATTATTACAAACGCAAATAACAACTGCTCAAAATGAAGAAAAGGCTGAAAAGCAAAGAAAGTTAGATGAAGAAAATGCAGAGCTAGAATTAGAAAAATCTAAAGAGCAAAAGCGATTAGATGACATTAAGGCTATAAGAGATGCTCATGAACAAAAAGTAAAAGAAGAAGAAGCAATTAAAGAAGAAGAAAAAGCAATAATAGAAAAAGAAAAGGCTTTAGCTGAATTAGAAAAACTTAATGCAACAGAGCAACAAAAAGCAGAAATAATTGCTTATTGGAATGGCAAAATTCAAGAAGGAAAAGATCTTGATGCAGAAGCTGATGATGAAAGAGATAAAGCTGTTCAAATGGCTAAACTTGGAATTGCTAAACAATCAATGGCTTTGATTGGAGAAATAGCTGGAGAAGGAAGTAAATTAGGAAAAGCAATGGCAATTGGTCAAGCAACTATAAGCGGTTATGAAGGTGTGCAAAATGCATATACAACAGCTCAAAAAAGCCCTATAACAATAGGGTTTCCAGCATATCCTGTTATTCAAGCAAGTTTGGCTGGTGCGTTTGCTGCTGTAAATATTGCAAAAATAGCATCTACTAAACCAACAGGCTCTAGCGGTACAGGAGGATTAAGCGCAACTGCTTCTGCTCCTCAATCTAGAGCGCCATCATTTAACATAGTAGGGCAAGGAGGAACAAGCCAAATAGCATCAGCAATTGGTCAGCAACAACAACAACCAATTCAAGCATTTGTAGTTTCTCAAGATGTAACAACAGCTCAAAGTTTAGAAAATAATATTATTCAAGGCGCAACTATAGGCGGTTAATATAACATAAATCAAAAAAAAAGGTTTTTAAATAAAATAGAAATGGAAATAATAGAATTAGTAATTGATGAAGAACAAGAGCTATCTGGAATAGATGCTATTAGCGTAGTAGAAAATCCAGCAATAGAAGTAGACTTTATAGCATTAAAGGATCAGGAACAAATTAGACTTGCAGAAGTATCTAAAGAAAAAAAGATATTAATGGGAGCTGCTTTAATTCCTGATAAACCTATATATAGAAATTCTAATGGTCATGAGTTTTATATTTATTTCTCAAAAGATACTGTTGCTAAAGCATCTCAAATGTTTTTAAAGAAAGGCAATCAAAGTAGAGCAACATTAGAACATACTGAAGAAAAACTTTCAGGCATGACAGTAGTTGAATCTTGGCTGATAGAAGATGAAGTTCATGATAAATCTAGAAAATATGGATTAAACATGCCAGTAGGAACTTGGATGGTATCAATGAAAGTAGATAATGAAGAAATCTGGAATGATTATGTTAAAGAAAACAAAGTAAAAGGCTTTTCTATTGAGGGGTATTTTGCAGACAAGTTAAACAGACCTCAAGATAAACAACAAGATCAATTAAGCGAAGAAGAAATTTTATTACAAAAAATAATAGATGTCATACAAGAACAAGAATAATCAACCAACAGTAAGTAGAACAAGCCCAACAGGAGGAAAAAGGGGTTGCTTATGTAAAGACAATACTTATAATTCTAAATGTTGCAATGGAGATTTACAAAATCAAGGGATAGGCAATACAACAGGGCAAAATAGTTGAATTTACAACAGTTTAAATAAAAAAAGGTTTTAATAATATAAATTAATTTAATATGAAAGCAGAGAGTACTCTAAACAAAGTAAAGGTTCTTTTAGGAATGGAAATAAAACTAGAAGAAATGAAGCTAGAAAACGGCACACGTTTTGAAGCTGATAAATTTGAAAAAGGAAGCGAAGTTTTTATCGTATCTGAAGATGATGAAAGAATCCCTGTCCCAGTAGGCGACTATTTAACAGAAGATGGTAAATATGTTTGCGTAGTTGAAGAAGGAATCATTGATGAAGTAAAAGAAGAATTAAAGGAAGAAGAAGAAATGGAAGTTGAGGATAAAGAAATTGATGAAGTAGAAGCAGAAGATGATGGTAAAGAAGCAGATGTTGAAGATTGGGCTGGTATGGAAAAGCGTATCAAAAACCTAGAAGATGCAATTGCTGATTTAAAATCTAAAATGGGAGAAGATAAAGAATACATGGAAGAAGATTCTAAAGAAGAAGCAAAAGAAGAATTATCTGCTGAAGCAAATGAAGAAGTTAAAGAGGTTGAATTGTCAGAAGATGTTAAACCTTTCAAACATAATCCTGAAGCAAAAAATAAAGTAGAAATGAATCTATATGCTCAAAACAAACCAATGAGCACTCAAGACAGAGTATTTAATAAATTATTCAATAACAATTAAAATAAATAAAAAACCAAAAATTATGTCAAATAAAATTGATCTAGCAACAACAGTAAATATCACTAGCACATACGCGGGAGAATTTGCTGGCAAGTACATCTCGGCGGCACTTTTAAGCGCAAGTACAATTGAAGATGGTGGTGTTGAAGTAATGCCAAACGTAAAATTTAAATCAGTTATTCAAAGAATTGAAACTGGTAGTTTAATCGCAGATGGAACTTGTGATTTTTCTGCTTCTTCAAACGTGAATTTAACTGAAGTAGTTATTCAACCAGAAGAATTCCAAGTAAACTTACAATTATGTAAGTCTGATTTCATCAACACATGGGAATCTATTCAAATGGGCTACTCTGCCTTTAATCCAAACGGATTACCATCATCATTCGCTGATTATTTAGTAGGACACGTAGCATCTAAAGTTGCTGCTGCAAACGAAACTAATATCTGGACTGGAAATTTAGGTGGAGCGCAAGCTGGAGAATACAATGGATTAGAAACTCTTGCTGCTGCTGATGCAACGGTAATCGATGTTGCTAACCCAGTTGCTTTAACTGCTGCTAACATCATAGATGAAATGCAAAGAGTTGTAGATGCAATTCCAAATGCGCTTTACGGAAAAGAAGATTTAAAATTATACGTATCTAACAAAGCTGCTAAATTATACATTAGAGCTTTAGGTGGATTTACTGCTACTATTGGAGCTGCTGGTTCTGATAACAAAGGAACGCAATGGTATAACAACGGAAGTTTATCTTTCGGAGGAATTCCAATCTTTGTAGGTAGAGGAATGTCAGATGATACAATGATCGCTGCTCAATCAAGCAACTTATTCTTTGCTACTGGTCTTTTAAACGACTATAACGAAGTACGTGTAATTGATATGACTCCAATTGATGGAAGTCAAAATGTGAGACTTGTCATGAGGTTCACGGCTGCCGCTGCTATAGGAGTAGGAGCTGATGTAGTTTACTACGCAGGATAATTAAAACTTAATAAGGGGAGCGTAAAAGCTCCCTTTATATTATTAACTTATAAATATATAAACTTATGGCATGTGACGTTAATTTAGGGCGTTTAGAACCATGTAAAGATTCAGTAGGTGGTATTATAGCTATTTACATAAATGGAGCATATACGAGCGGATTATTAGATACAGCAACTTTTGAGGCTGCAACTAATGAAATTGAAGGTTTTGCTGCTCCATTAACTTTTTACAAATTCGATCTAAAAGGAGCGAATGGTTTTGAGCAAACTAACGAAAACTCAAGAGAAAACGGAACGAGTTTCTGGACACAAACAGGAACAGTTGTTCTTAAAAAACAAGATAAAACTACTACTGCACAAATGAAGTTGCTTTCTTACGGAAGACCGCAAATCATTTTTCAAGACTACAACGGAAATTATTTTTTAGCTGGGATTGAAAATGGATGCGAAGTGCAAGTAAATACTGCAACTGGGCAAGCAATGGGAGATCTTAATGGGTATAATTTAACAATTACTGGAACAGAGAAATCGCCAGCTAATTTTATTGATCCAACTATTATAGGAGATACTACTAATACTGTTGTAGTTTTAGGAACTTAATTAGTTTTTTACATTGAAGAATTAAGGAGAGCAATTTTTGTTCTCCTTTTTTTTTGATTATAAAACAAAAAAGCAATAAATCGGTTTTTAAATAAAGAAAAGTATAATGATAATTTTAAAGACTGATGCTACCGCTCAAACATTTAAGTTTATTCCTAGAGAATACGCAGCAACTAGCCTTATTTTGACAGATGAAGATCAAAATACTTCGGTTACTTATAATCCTACTTTTACTAAAACAAAATATTATTTGCAAACATCTGTTACGTTTAGTCCAGTTTTAAAAGAAGGGACTTTTTACACACTAGAAGTTCTGAATGGATCTAGTATTATATATAGAGATATAATCTTTTGTACTGATCAAGCATTAAGCACTTATTCGATTAATGATGGTCAATTTACAGAACACGAAACAACAAATGAATACATACTATTATGATAGATAAAAATATATTTATAGCTAATTTAAGCGCATATACTTCTCCAGTTATAACAGAAGTTAAACACAAAGATTGGGTTCAATATGGCGTAGATAATGACTATTTTAATTACTTAATAGATCTGTATATAAACTCTACTTCGAATAATGCTATTATAAATGGCGTTACTAATATGATTTATGGCAGAGGAATATCAGCTTTAGATGCATCTAGAAGACCAGAGCAGTATGCTCAAATGATTACGTTGTTTAAGAAGAAAGATTTAAGAAAATTTGCCAAAGATTTTAAGATATTGGGAATGGCTTGTTTTCAAGTTGTTTATGAAAAAGGTAAAGTAAAGCAAGTGCATCATTTTCCAATGGAAACATTAAGAGCAGAAAAATGCAATGATGAAGGAGAAATAGAAGCATGGTATTATTCAAATGATTGGGCTAATATAAAACCAACAGAAAAGCCAGAAAGAATACCAGCATTTGGTTATGGAAATAAAAAAGGCGTTGAGCTTTATGTTCTTTCTCCTTATACGCCAGGGCATTATTATTACAATCCTTGCGATTATGCTGGAGCATTACCTTATGCTAAATTAGAAAACGAGATTGGAGATTATTTAATCAATGATTGTATTAATGGTTTTTCAGGAACGAAAGTAGTAAACTTTAACAACGGAGTTCCAGATCCTGAAAAGATGATGCAAGTTAAATCTGATGTTCTAAACAAACTAACTGGAGCAAGAGGAGAAAAAGTAATTGTAGCATTTAATCAAAACCAAGAATCAAAAACAACTGTTGATGATATTCCTTTAAATGATGCTCCTAGCCATTATGAGTACCTTTCTAACGAGTGTTTTAGAAAATTGATAGTTGGGCATAGAGTAACCTCTCCAATGCTATTAGGCGTAAGGGATGGGAATGATGGTTTAGGAAATAACGCTGATGAAATAGAAACTGCAACTTTATTATTTGATAATGTAGTAATAAAATGCTATCAAGATGAAATAATTGATTGCATGGATGAAATATTAGCAATTAATGATATTTCTTTAGAATTATATTTTAAAACTTTAAAACCTTTATCATTTAATGATTTAGATCAATTAGAAGGAGTTGATGAAGATGTAGTTGAAGAAGAAACAGGAGTTGAATTAGCTAAACAACCAGAGCTTACTCAAGAACAAGGAGAAATTTTATTAGAGCATCTCAAAGGAGAAGTAATGAGTGAGGAATGGGAAGAAGTTGATTCTAGAGAATATTGCGAAGAAAATGTATCTAATGAAGAATGGGCTTCTGCTTCAATAGTAGAAAAGAAGTCAATGTTTACTAAACTGAAAGATGAAATATTTGCTGATCCTAATGGTTTTTCTTATTTAGATTCTAAAAATTATAAAATTAGATATAAGTATTTCAAGAAATCTCAAAAGCCAAACATAATAGGAAACAAGTCTAGAACTTTTTGTGATAACATGATGAAGCTATCAGACAAAAACGTAGTATATAGATTAGAAGATATAGATAGAGCTAGCAGAGATGGAGTAAACAAACAGCTAGGGCATGATGGCAAGCCCTATGATCTCTTTAAATTCAAAGGTGGGGTTTACTGCCGACATGCTTGGAAACAGGTCTTATATCGCTTAAGAACAAATACAGAGCCTAGCAAAGAGTTAAAAGATTATATAAAAACAGGAACAATACCTAAAACATATCAAAAGAATCCGTGGGGAACTAGAGAGAGCCGAATTGCTCCGATAGATATGCCAAATGAAGGGCATTATCCAGGCGTAAAATAAGAAAAGAATGGCAACAGCATTATTTGTAACAACTAAAGATCTTAAAAGATACTCTGTTCTTTCAGGAAATATTGATCCTGATAAATTTGTTTACATGATAGAAATATCCATGGACACAGAAGTGCAGATATATTTAGGAACTAAACTTTATGAAAAATTGCAAGCGTTGATTATATCAGGAATAAATGATCCAGCAAATGCAGCTTATAAAACGCTTTTAGAAACATATGTAAAGCCAATGACTATTTATTGGGCTTTAGTTTATTACATGCCTTTTGCTGCTTATACAGTAGCTAATGGTGGTGTATATAAACACATAAGCGAATCTAGTGAAAGCGTAAGCAAAGATGAAGTTGATTATTTGACAAATAAATATAGAGATATTGCTCAATTTTATACTAATAATTTTACAAATTTCATGGTATATAATCAAGATACATATCCAGAGTATAACGCAAACACAGAGGATGATTTTTATCCTGATCAAAGTGGAGCTGATTTTGGTGGTTGGGCTTTATGATATATAAAATTAAAGAAAAATATATTGTTAAATTAAAGCAATATTTAGAAAGAAAAAAGAAATATGTGGACACAAACGAACACACTAGACATAGAAATAAATTATAACTATAAAACAAAGAAGTAATGGATACTGGAACTTGGGGATTATATTACAATTATACTTGGTGGGGAAACGCTATACAAACAGCACCTTCAGTTATTGGTAAACCAGACTTTTTTGGTAGTCAATTTGAAATGCTTACTAGCCAACAACCTAATCAAGTTACTAATGGTGACTTTGCAACAGATAGCGATTGGTTTAAATCAAGTTTTTGGACAATAAGCGGAGGCACGGCATCAATGCCGTCTACCTCTTCCTATTTGCCTTTATATCAAAATGATGTAACTATTGCGGGCAAAACTTATGTGTTGAATTTTGATATAGTTTCAATTACTGGAATCATTAAAGCAACCTCACTAAATAACGGAGCAGCGGGTGGTGAAATCATCCTTGGTGAATACTCAACGATTGGAAATAAAAAAATTACTTTTACAACACAATCGGGCGGAGAATCAATAGCGTTTGCGAGAGTTGTTGGGAATACCGCATCTTGCACCATAGACAATGTATCAGTACAAATAGTAAGAGCAGACAACGTAGAAGCAGTAAAGTGTATCGCTGATTGGATTCACGAAACACAAATATTAGACGTATAAAAAATTAAGACAATGGCAAAACCAAAATTAGCATTAATACCAGCAGCACAAGGAGACAAGTTTTATTCTGTACTCCCATCAGATGGAGTAGGAGACTTTGACTTTACAAGAGCAAGTACTGGAACTAGAATAGCACCAACTGGACTAATAGAAGAAGTAGCAAGTGGAGATTCAAGACTAAACTACGACTTATTAAATGGTAAAGTAGTTAATTGTCCTCATTACCTTTTAGAACCATCTTCAACAAACTTGATTAATTATTCTCAAGCTATATCTAATAGTCCAGTAAAATCTGGAGCTTTTGTAGATAATTTTGCTATA